TGCAGTAGTGTTGGTTAGTAATTCAAATCTCTCCTTCATTGTTTCATCATGTAAGAAACCTGCGAAATCATCTAATCCTAATGTTTCATTTAGGTAAGAATACGCAACTGAATGTATTGTTTCTTGCGAACCAAATGCCATTGCCATTTGTCTAATCTCATGCTTTGGAAACCATTTGGTAACCATACCTGTCCAATAATCGGATACCGCACATTCGGTTTGAGCAAATCCTAAAAGTATGTTTCCTACTAAATGCTTTTCTTCAGGTGTTAAATTTTCATTCCAATCTTTTACGTCCATCTGCATAGGAATTTCAGTATGCAACCAAAATGCTTGCATCTGCTTTAACCAGCCTTCATTGTAATAATCAGGATATTCAAATGGTTTATATGGAATTCTTTCTGTAAATAATTTGCTCATATTTTTAATTTATTTATGTTTTTAATTGTAGGTATAACTATGAAGTAAAGTCGGAAATTCCGATTTTTCTTTAGAAAACTTTATACAATTATCCCATATTTTCCACATACTTTTTGTGTAATAATTTTTTCTCCAAACCTTCACCATTTTTGCTATCTTTTGTAGAAGCCATACCATCAATAGATGTTGCTGCGAACACATCCATAATACCATGAAACGTATCAATCTTTGCTGGAAAGGTCATTCCATCAGGTCCAAATCGATTTTTAACGATATGAATACGACCTGTGTTTGATAACTTATCCTTTGTTTTTCTACTAACACTCATAATGAAATCAGCAGTTTGAACTTTCTTGTACGAATCTCCAACCGAATCGGCTTGAATAACTTCGTGGTCAATTGCTGCTCTATTAGTCTGTGTTGCAGTCCATACTGGTATCTGTGCTTCACCACTCAATCCTCGCAACTCCTCATAGATTCCACCCAACTCCGCATACAATCCATCTCTATTACTATTGCCAGATTTTAATAAATCCGCATAATCAATAATAATTAATTTAGGATTGAACCCAACTTGTCTTACTTTTTCAATATGAGCTGCAATTGTTTTTGCAGATGCGAATTGTGGTGGATAATATTTAATACGAACTCTACCTGGAATCTTTTTAATTTTGCGGATAATTTCATCTTTCCTATCCTTATGTTCGGATGTTTGGATACCAGTAAGAATTGTAGTATATCTCTGTCCTACATAACTTTCTGATAACTCCAAAGTATAATGTAATACATCAATACCCTTTTCTAATGCAGAACACGCTATTTTAGATAAGAACCAACTTTTACCAATACCGGAGGGAGCCATTACAACACCCAATTCACCAGGCCCCAAACCACCATCCATTAGTTCATCAACAACATCCCATCCAGTTGGACACGAATCTCGTTTAACATCTTCCATAATGGATTCAAAGTTTTCAATGTAATCTAATCCTAAATCAGATTCTACACCCACCTTTGATGCTGCCATCATCGTATCTATAATCTTATCGTAGTTTCCTGCTTTGAGTAAATCTACCGATTTTAGAAGGGCATCTTTTACTTTTTGGTTTTTACAAAAAGTTAAATATTCTTTTTTAACATAAGGTAAATCTTCGGAACCAACTTGTAAATAAACATTTTTAAGTTGGTCAACTACGGTTTGTTTTAAACCTTTATCATCTATAGAACTTACTTTGATTTTGAACACCTCCATTGTAGGAGTTGCTCTAAATTCATTAAAGTAATCTAATAGAGAATTTATAATCCATTGATTTGCCTGTGATTCAAAGAATGTAGGTTTAGTGATTTCGTTTACCTGTTCAAGAAACTTAACATCTGTTATAAGAGAAGCAACAACTTTAGATTGATACGATTGTCCATATTTTACCAATGTATCTACTGCTTCCATTATTTTTTACGTTTCTTTCTTGCTAATTTTTTTTCTTCAATCGATAATTCCAACACCGTTTCCGATACTTCAACTACTTTTTGTACTGGTTTACGAAGTGCTTTCCACTCCGATTTGGGTACGAAAACCCAACCATATTGAAATACTTTTAAATCTGCTTCTTCTTCTTTTACTCTGCGGATTTCTCCATCTTTACTTTTGATACACTTCATCTGTTCCGTGTTTAAATTTAAAATTATTTAACTACCATTAAAATTTCTGATTCTCTTAATAGAATATATTTGTTACCACCTACTTTGATTTCTTGTCCTTGATGGTACGGAGGGAGGATTACTTCATCACCTACTTCAACACTCATTGGAATTAATGTTCCACTCTGTGTGTAAATACCAGGCCCTACCGATTCTACTTTTGCTCTTTTTACATCTTCACTTCGTACTGAATCAGGTATAATAATACCACCTGCAGTTTGTGAAACTTCTGGTTCTAATTCTGTTAGAAGAACTCTATCTCCTAACGGTTTTACTAATTTGTTTGACATTTTTTTAAAATTTTGCTATGTGAGAAAATGTGGATTGTAACCAGTCCGTAACATTTGGAAACGAATCCAATATACGAGCTTTCAATCCTACTTTTAAAAATTCTTGCTTACTAAACTTTGGTACTGATTCTTCAAATCTATCTATAATTTTCATTCGAAGATTACCACTAAATGTTGGTTCAGAAAGTTGAAACAATTTACGATTTCTTTTTAAGATTTCCAAATTATTTTCAAACAATTCATGCCCCTTTACTTTTTTTGGTTGAGTTTTAATATACTCTAACATAGAATCGGTAGTATGAACTTCCTCATCTGCTAATATTGGAAATGCTTTAAGAATTGTTTTTAATCCTAATCCTGTAATACCCTCTACATTATCAGATTTATCACCATCAATTATTCTAAAATTAATAAAATTGTGTGGGTGAATACCAAACTCCTCAATAACTTCTGGAATATTGTATATTTTCTTTTTAGATGGTGAATACACACTCACATCTTTATTTACCAATTGAATGAAGTCCTTATCGGAACTCATTATCACAACTTTTTCGTTTTCTTTTTTTAATTGAGTAGCAATGTACGCCATTACATCATCCGCTTCAATTCCATCATATATCATAATAGTGACGGGTAGAACTGAAAGTAGTTCACCTAATGCCGTCATTTGACGTTTCATTGATGCACTTTCTTCTTCAGGTGTCATTTGAATAGATGCGGCACGATTCAATCTCATTTTGATTTTATTCTTGCCTCTTTCCGATTTGTATCCGGAATATATTTCTTTCCTACTATTCGAACCACCTTTACCATCAAATACGATTACAACTCTGGTAGGATTGATTGTTCGGATGGCATAGCCGATACTTTTTAAAGTACCGACTATTCCTCCAATATGGTCACCATTCTCATTAAGATTAGGTGCAGTTGACCAGGAACGAATGAAGGTATTAAGACCATCAATAACTAATGTTTTAGAGTTACGATGTAAATCTCCAAAATCATTATGTTCCCTATCTATTTGTTTTAGTATATCTAAATACTTTTTGTTAATCTGACTCATTTCCTTCGTCCGTTGTTATTTCAACTTCATCCGATGATGCTGCTTTGTATAATAAAATTGTTGCTTCACAAATCCTACGATAGATTTGGTCTTTAAGTTCTTCGTTTTCTAATAATTTAGCGAAGTCCTTTGATTGAAATTTCATAATTTCACCTGTATCAATATCAGTGTATTCATACCATGCTCCACCTTGCTTTAGAAGTTTAGCATCTTTCATAACTGCTAACCAACCTCCGAAATTATCAATACCTCTATCAAAGAAGATATCGAAATCCGCGTGTCTCAAAGGAGGACCCATTCGGTTTTTAATAACCTGTGTTCTAACTTTGATACCTACGATTCTATCACCTTGTTTCAATTGCCCCATATTCTTCAATCTCAATCTAACAGATGCGTGGAATGCAAGTGCTTTACCACCCGATGTTGTCCACGGGTCTCCGAACATTGCGTTCATCTTCTGTCTTAATTGATTTGTGAATACTAATGCAATAGATTGTCTACCAATCATATTGGTAATCTTTCTCATTGCTTTGGAGATAATAATTGCCTTATCGGTTGCGTAACCATCTTTACCATAATCGGCTTCTAACTCCTTATGTGTTGATGCTGCTGCTACTGAATCCACAACGATTGTTACCAATCTATCCTTATCACCTTTACGAACTTGCTCAATAATTGTTTCACATGCTTCAAAAATACCTTCAACAGTATCAACTGAAACATATAGGAGTTTTGAGATATCTACTCCAATTGCTTCTAAAAATTCTCTACTAACTGCGGTTTCGGTATCAATCAGAACTGCAACACCACCTTTACGTTGTGTTTCAGCTAATAAATGGGCAGAGAGCAGAGATTTTCCACTCTGCTCTAAACCCGTTATTTCTGTTATTCTACCAACTGGCAATCCACCATAAGGTCTGTTTGAGATTGCAACATCCAACATAGCGTTTCCGGTAGATACCCAATCCTTTACATTGGTAGGAGCATCACCACCCTCATCTGTTAGAAAGTAAGCAATCTTACCATCCTTATTTTGTTTGTTTAGAGAATCGGCAAGTAAACTTGCTAAATCTTCTTCTCTTTTTGCCATTTATAACTAATTTTAGTTGTTAAATAAATCATCGAATGCCGATGCTACATCTTCTTTAAGAGGAGATGCTTTTTGTGTAGATGCCTTTGGTTCTTCATCATCCCAAGGTAACCCACCACTTTCTTGAGTACCACCCATATCAGTAGATACAGTTGATTGTTTAGGTTGAACTTTTGCCGATGCCAATTCCTCATTAATTGGGTTTCCACTACCATTAGATGGAGCAGATGGGTTTAACCAATTTTCCAATACACCCTTCAATTCATCGTAAGATAATTCAGAATATAGTTCTGTAATCTCTTTTTGTGCGTTCAATAATTCAGTTACTGCCTGTGCGTCATCCAAAATTTTAGATACGGCAGGTTTAACTCTGATTGTAGTTGTTGGGTATGCTGCATTTGATTCTTCAGCTGATACTACTTCTAATACAATATCACGTCCTGTGTGTGGGTCTGTAATATCACCATAATCAGGGTCAGCAATATATCCTAAAATATCTTGATATACTGTTTTACCAAATCCCCAAAATTTAACTCCTTCACTTTCTTTACCTCTTACGATAACTGGTGCGAATGTTCTCAATTTTGGTTCCATTTTTTTCCCGGCCTTCCAGTCATCAGTGTCTCCTGTACGCTTTAGCTTTTCAGCAAACTCTACGATAGGGTCAGGTCTTCCAAATGAAATTGGAGATAGATACGTTTTGTTGTTAATATTGTAGTGAAAATACAATTCAATGAAAGGATTATCCTTATTGAATTTGTAAGGTACTAAACGGATTTGAGATTTTCCGTTTGCTGGCTTCCAAATGGAATCAGACTTCTTTGTGTTGTTTTGAAGAGAGCTAAATCTCTTGAGTGCTAATGAAATGTCCATTGCTTTTTAAGTTTTAAGTGTTAATAAATTGTTTTAAGTTTGAAGGTTTTATCGCGATTTCCTTATATCTAAATATAACCTTTTTACTTTTCTTGTAACAAATATACAATAAATTTGTTACATTTCCAAGTTTTATTTTGCCCACTTCCCTCTACTCACTAATTGAGAAATTACGGAGTAAACTGCTAGGTCTTGATAGGTATCTTCGATAGTTTCAGACACTTCATCGGGATGTCCTAATACTACCAATTGCTTTAATCTGTTGATTTTATCGTTCTTTCTGAACCATAGGCCATTCAATGATAATTTAACATCTTCTTTAGTTTGAAGTGATGTACCTACTGAAATATTACCCGGTCCGTAGTTTCTTTGTTTTTTACAAAAAGTAGTATACATTTCATCCAGAATATTTTTAAATTCAAAAGTCATTTCTGGATAAGTTTCTTCACAATATTCGACTGCGGATTGTTCTTTTTTGGTATCTAACATAACTTATTTTTTAAAAGTTTTTTATTTATTTTATTTTTTAATTTGATTCCTAAAGCACACATTTCATACTCCTCATATTCTACGAGGGTTTCGATGTTTTCATCTAATAAATTTATGAATTCTTTACTATCAATTGAAAGTGTAATAACAATCGAATGTTTGATTATTACATGCGCAAAATCAACGCGAGATTTATTGTTTCGAATTCCAAATGAAATTGAATCAATAATTGCTTTAGACATTTCCATTCTATAAGTTTGGAAAACATCTACAGGGTCTTGAACGTAAATTTGAATAGGTTTGAATCTATTTCTTTTCATACTACTAATATATGAAAAAAAAATCAGAATTACAACTCCTCTGTATTAAAACTTTTAAAAACTTTTGTAGGAATTTTTTTATATCCAATTGAAGATGTTGTAATAATACAATTTTTAAATTCATCCCAATCAATCATATACGAACTATCCAATATCCCACCCGTCTTTGATTTAACTACTTCATTGAGTGCGTTGATGGTGTATATTGTATTTGACTGTTTTTTTCTATGAACTAAAATTGTTTTCCAATCGGATGGTATTGCAGAAGAACCTTTTTTAACATTGAATGTAATGTATAGTTCTCCCTCATTTATTTTATTTTCTAATACAAATACGTTTGGGTTTGTAAGTATATACTGATTTAGAACAAATTCTAACGATTTATCTAACTCTTCTTTTATGGTAAAAAGACATAATAACTGTGTATTCATCTATCTTTGCTTTATTAACTTTACCGATAAATATAAAATTACAAACGAAAAGTGATTTTATTTACGACTTTTCCTAGAATCCACTTTAGAAGCAATACATTGACTCAATCCATCTCCTAATTTTTTCTCAACTTTTTTACTTTCACCGGAAGTTCTCCAGCTATCTTCTACCAATGAAACATTCCCATTTGGATTTGTAATTTCAATATATCCAGTAGTTGCATTTATTTTACACTTCTTTAATAGATGTTGATTCAATTGGTCTCTTCCTTCTTTTGAGTTAATATCTCCTTCAAATCCACTTAACTCCGCTAAACATCCTCTAAAATCTTCAGGTCTACTTCCTCTGATACCAGTCACTGCCGATAAATTTTTATCGAAGTTTTCAACCATTAAATCAAAGTGCATTGAATGCATTGCAGTTGCTATGTATGCCGATGTGTGAGGACCATTATTTCCATCCTTATCTGGAAATCCTTTTTCTCTATCAGCTTTAGAAATTTCATTTACCATATCACGATGCACTGCTCCAACTAAATCTTTTTCATCATTTTTATTTTTAACTGCCAACGCAATTGATTCTGAATTAAAATCTATATCAGGATATTTTTGTTTCGTTTTTGTTTCTTGTGCAAATTCACCAACTTTTGTGAGAATTTTACCAAATTTTTTATAAGAAACTTTTTTACCCCTTGCCTCCTCTGATTTCATATATTGTTGAGC